TAGATGACGCACCGTCAGATGTAATAGTTATATATTGACCCTCTGTAACATTGTTAGCAGCTGTTGGTTCAGCAGCATCAATGTCTCCACCAGCAGATCCCGAGTGAGCAACTGTAACTCCACCCCCTGTTACGGCAGTTCCATTTATAGCAGTTGTTACAGCAGCATTAGCTCCTGTGATTGCTCCACCTAATACAGAAATAATTTTAATAATTTTTCCATCATCAGGTACAGCAATATTAACTGAACTAGCAGCAGATACATCATCTAATCTAGCAGTTAAAAAGTAGTCGTTTAATGTTCTCATTTTTTTTTTTCCTTGTTTGCTTCGTTCCGTCTTTAGACTTCAAAGACCAAACTAAGTTAAGTTAGATATAGGGGAGAATAATCCCCCCTATATTTTTTGGTTTATTATGATGTTGTTAAGTCAGCAACAATTCCTGAACCAGCTTCATTTCTAGATTCAAGAGTGTATTCAACTAACAAGAATTGTTTCATAGCATCACCAGTTTTTGCTAAATCTTCTAAAGAGAAATCTCTTAAGAAAGCTACAGCAAAAAGATCTGGAGTGATTACGAAAGCATCTCTAGCTCTTTGGAATCTGTTTGGTGTTACTTGTAAAGCACCGAAATCAGATTCGTACACATCAACCGCAGCAACTAATCTTTTGTTTTCAGCTGGGTCAAATCTTGTAGATCCGCCTGTGAAACCAGAAAGTTTCTGCTTGTTGAAAGAACCAACCATAACCATTGAAGGGTCTCCACCGTTATCCCATACTGATTTGATAACAGATTTTAGTTGATCCTCTGTGAACGCTCTTTGAGTTCCATCAGTTCTAGCATTTGTTCCAGATGTTCCTGGAGCAGATCCGCTAGCACCAGCACTTTGGTTAGACTTTAACCAAGAACCTAATCCTGATAGTTCTCTAGCTGTTGAGTCATCCCCAGCAACTTGAGCATTGTTGTCGCAAAGCGATGTTTCCATATCTCTTTTTAGCTCTTTTGATGCTTTAGAGATTTGGTAAGCAAGCTCAGAATTTCTTCCAGCTTTGTTAACCGCTTCTAACGTTCCGGAAATGATAACAGATTTAGTAGCAATCTGAGTAACGTTTCCTCTTCTTGTTGTGCTAGACGGAGCAGAGAAAGATACTTCATCTCCTTCAATCTGAGCATTTGATCCACTAGCTGCTGCTAATGAGTCTAGTTGCCATTCATGGTTAACCGCAGTCGCTTTAGTTTTAGCGATGCTTGACATGAAAGGCGTATCAGTTGGAGATATATTATAGATAATATCTGTAAGATCTTCTCTAAGTCCAACTGCATCGTACTTACTATATGTGCCTGATACTTGTGCCATATTTTTTTCCTATTTTTTTTTGTTGGTTATAATGTCATAGAAGATGCTTGCGGCATCGTTGACATTGCCTGATTTTTTGAGACGACCCAACTTTTCTTTACGTTTCTGAAAATTAATGTCAGAACTATCTTTTTTCACACCAGAAGATAAAAACTTACCTGGCTTAGATGCTTGCGCAGCTGAGAGAGGTTTAACGTTCTTCATATTTCTGTACTTTAAAGCATCGTTCACTAGCATAACAATTCTATGGTCATAGATTTGTCCAACCTCAGAATCATTAAATCCATAAGAATTTAAAAAAGTTCTTAAGTTGTTTTTAATTGAACTAGCTTTTTGAGCATCAGTAAATTCTGGCATTTTTTGTGCCAAGATTCTTTGTTGCTCTTGTACGTATGAGCTTAGTTGTCTTTGTTGTTCCTGTTGTAACTTTTGAGCAGCTTCAATCATCTTATCCTTTTTAAGTCTAATTTGACGTTCTACTTTTGTAGCTTCAACTGGATCTTCTTCATACAATTTATTCAGATCAACGTTGTTGATTTCTGAGTTCAATTGCTGTTGTGTAAAAGCAAGTATCTGATTTAATTCAGCTAATCGTTTAGAATAGTCTTGCCTTTGTTGTTCCGCTTCAGACTGGAATTGCTTTTTTTCAAAAGATAATTCTTCTGTCTTTCTACGGTAGTCAGCATCTCTGGAATAACCTTTTTTTAATTCATCTAAGGTAACCTTTAATTCTTGACCTGCTACTTTTACAGTAAAGGTGGAATTAGGTTCTTTCTGAATATCATCTGTTTGTTCTTGAGATACTTCAGTTTCAGAAACATCACTTGTCTCTTGTTCAGTTTCTGTTTGCGTTTCTTCTGTAACCTCAGGTTGATCTGTTTCAGATTCCTGTTTTATTGGTTCTTCAGCAACGTCTTGTTCTTGTGATTGAACTTGAGCATTTTGCTCAACTTCGTTAACAGCTTCTGGTTTTTTAACCTCTTCTGTTTTTTCTTTAATCTTTCCTGTTTGCGGATTAAGCAATCCAGAAATTGATTTTGCAGCTATCTGCACATCAGACGCAGCTCCCTTAATAGGGTTGGCTTGTAACTCTGACATATTGTCTCCTTTTTAGTTGAAGTTCCGCAATAATGCGGTTGACCTATCCTAATTTTTATTATTAGAATTTTTGACCATCAATGGATTTTCTGAAATCTTCTAATTGCTTCTTAGCAAGTTTTCCAGTTTCCATTATCTCAATAAAGTGTTGTTCCACTTTTTGAACGATTTGATATGCTAGCCATAATTTCTCTCTAGCATCTTGTTCGTTAACGCCTGTGTTTAACAGACTTTGAGAGTACAATTTTTTTAAATTCTCTATCGCTTCCACAAAGATTGGATTTGATAAACCAAGTCTTGCTTTCTCTGATCTACTGACTTCCGATTGGAGTTTCGTTTGATCCTGTTCCTGCATTTAATTCCTGTACTTGTTGTCCAAATTCTTGCGTAGCTTTTTGAGCTGCCATTAAATTTTTTGAAGCGTTATTTAATTTTGTTTTTGTTAAATCAACTTCAGCTTTTAATTTAGCAGCATCAATTTGTGTATTATACTTCAACTCTAATTCTTTCATTTTTGTCTGAAAGTCAAGCTGCATTTTTGAATTGTCCATTTGTAATTGTCTAAATTGTAATTCCAAATCAGCTTGTTTTCGTTTGTTTTCACTATCTATTCTAGTAAATTCAATCTTTTCAATAGGTGTTAAAGCAGGTGGTTGAGGTGGTTGAACATATTGCATACCCACATCTGGATTAACAAAGTAATTCTCTGTATTTTTAAGACCAGCATTTTCAATCATTTTAGATAACGTATTATAAATATTCTTTAACGTTACCATTGGATATTCTTTTCCACCTTGTAAATTAAACGCTTGCATTTGTTTCTCAAGAATACTGTTTAAAATAACTAATTGTTGTTCTTTAGAACCAGAACCTAAACCAACTACAATATTAATATTATATTTGTCTTTCCATTCAGTTGGTCTTACTGGAACGAATACGTTATTTAATTGAACTAATCTTTCTACTTCTTGGTATTTAACAGTTAATTCAAAAATCTTTTCAAATAATTCTTTAACGCCAGTCTCTGCAAATATTCTAGCAATTAACTCCATACGCATTTGAGTTTGCGTCATTAGAGTATTAATTCCTGTTGCAGTTTTATTTAAACTGTCAGCGTCTAATCCTTGTGCATATCTTGTAACACCAGTTCTTGTTTCTCTAACTGTGTCTAAGTATTCAAGTAATGGAAATGCTTGTTGCGAAATTGTTTGGTTTTGCATTGGCAACATAACTTGAGAAGGTGGTTGTTTTGTTCTTACAACTCCGCCTGGTCTTGCCGTTAGTAAATCATCAAGATTTACCATTCCATCCATAATCGCAATACGATTATTGTTTGTCAGATACATATTATCTAACAACTGTCTCAAAACTGTAGATTTAATTAATTGAATATCTTGTACTAATTCAGAAACTGATCTGCCATAAAATCTGTGTGGCATTGGGATTGGAGTTAATGAACAGAAAGGAATAGAATCTACCTCAACGTTTTCTAAAATATTATCTGCAGTATCTCCTATAACTGTAATCTTTCTTAATTCTGCAAGACCATCTCCATCAAAATCTAATCTTACATAACATTCAAAAACATCAATTGAATCTGTAGAAGCATCTGGTGATGAAGCAAAAGGATATTCGTCTATATCAGAATATCTAGTTAACTTTTCAGAATTAAAAATAATTTCTTGTGAGTGTGGTAATGTAGCTATGATTTCTTTATCATAACCCATTTCAATCAACTCAGTTCTAGTTTTAGTTGTTCTATGTGCTACAAAATTTGCATCTTGTATTGTCTTAGCATTTCTTTGAATTAAAAATTCTTCTGGTGGTACGTTTTCTATTTTAACTTTTCCATCGTAACACTTTCTTCTAATTTTAATAGAATGAAGTTTTGGTCTTGGTAAATTTATTTCTTGACCCTGTTGCGCAGCAATCGTTTCTAAAACTTGAATTTGTTGATCTTGAGATTCATCTTCTTCTTCGTAGTGTTCTAAAACTTCTACATCATCATCATTAATAATTGATTGGTAAGAATCTTCATTTAAGTCTTGATATGTTTCATGCTCATATCTTTCAGATTCATGCCAATAAACTTTTACGATACCATTCTTTTCTAAAAGAGCATCTTTGAACCAGCTATATAAAATTGTAAAACCTGGATTATCTTTATTAAAAATATAATTAATATAATTCGTTGCTTGTTCAGCAAGCGCAACATCTTCGGCTTTTACTGGTTCACAAATAACTGTTCTGTCAGATGCTGTAAAAATTCTAAGAAGATTTGGAAGTATTGTTTCAATTGTATCTGCAACGTCTGTTGATACAACTTGTGAGCGACCATCTATTTCTGTTCCTAGTTTTTCTCCTAGATAATATTCAACAGATTTTTTTCTTTGCTCAGATAACTGACCACCAAGATAACCTAATGCTCCGTTAATTTCTGCACTTAGTATTGCTCTTATTTCTTCGTTTGATAATTTTGGCATATTAAATAATATAATTAGTATTTACTTCTATCTTTTTTTTCCAATTTGTCATCTCAATTCCGTAACCCACAATCCCTGTTCTAAAGGCATCTGCAGCATGGCTTGCAAAATTGTGTATGGGTCTATTCCTAAAACATTGGTTTGTATCATCCCATTTTTTTTGATACGACTTTAAACATTCCATACCATAATGGCATTTGTTTTTGTCAAACCAACAGTTAGGTAAAGACTTTCTTACTGCTTCAATACCATCTTCTAAAGATAGTTTCGGAGCAACCTCAAATGATATACCTAATTCTAAGGCAGTTTCCAACCTTGATTTTCCATAAGCTCCTAATTCCCTAACCTTAATATCATGGGGAGCAATATGTCTTGAATATTTGTAATCTTTGCTTTCAAGGATATTAGCGTAATGGTCTAATCCTTCGCCAGCGTTTTCGTAAAAATCTATTAATCTTATTTCGCCTTTGTGTCGCTGTGCAAACCAAATAACAGTAGAATCGTTCATACCTAAATCCCACCATGTTTCAACTGGCAGAGCTGGGTCGTATAGATTATCTACTACCTTATTTGTCTTTTCTAAATTCTCAATAATAGATCCATAGTATGAACCTGTTATTGCAGCTTGAAAAGAACATTCAAATTCTTGTTCAAACAAATCCTCAGACATAATGGATTTGGCAGCTTTTAATTCATCTTCATCTAGTATCTTTGTTTCAGATGCTTTGTGTACTGATGAATACCAACCTTCTGTCTTTTTGGCGTATTCGTATAATTCAAAAAAATAATTTTTACCTTTTGGCGTTCCAATAAATACACACCAACCTTTTCTATCTGCCAAAGCTGGTCTTATGATTTCAGGAAATAGATTTGGTGCAATGCTTTGCGTTTCATCTAAAACACAACCATCTAAAAATATACCTCTTAATGCCTGGTCGTTCTCAGCGCCAAGAATTGTAATCCTTGCGCCATTTGGAAAGTCTGCTCTTAATTCTGATTCGTTAAACTTAACACCTGGTATCTTGCCAGCAAAAGTCTTGATGTAATCCCAAGCTGTTGCTTTACCTTGTTTGAAAGTAGGAGAGATAAACGCATACCTAGAATTTGGGTTCTTGGAATACATGGCGTCTCTAATCATGTGATTAATACACATCACAGTCTTACCTGCTCTTCGGTGCAAGACCAATACTGAGAATCGGTGCTTAGAGATATTTTCATGCAATTTTTTTTGCAATTCTCTTGGCTTGTATGGAATCTCAAATACTGGCATTTTTAAATAAAACCCCCCTATCCTTAATGGACAGTCATTCTTTTATCAAGCGGTATCTTATCTAATTCTAATTCTTCTGTAATATGCTGACTGAAACTCCAAGCATCTTCGTAATCTTCAAAACCATTAAACATAACTATTACTGAGTTAGTTACATCATCAACCATTACTAGAGCTTTGTATTTGGTATTTTTCATTTGGGTTTTTGTAGTTTGTATGTGTGTACTTCCCTAACATTTTGGCTAGGGTCGGCAAATGGTTTTGGGGTGTGGGTCGCAATAAAACCCCCTATGTTAGCAATTCCTATTCATAATTGGTTTTAATACAACCGTTAGTATATTTCCGATAAGTAAATAGTTATCGGAACTTTTGTTAAATGCTACTTGTGGTTGCTAGTGATAACTTATCGGTTATCAATAGTAATGTTCTAATCTTATTATTGTTTAAGTATTGCTAGCGTATAAGTTGCAAGTGTTCGTTTGTGTGTGAAC